GGTGCAACCAGCACAATAGCTTTCTTAGCTGATACTTTTAAAATAGATAATGATGCTGGCTCAAGTGTAAGTCCTTTTGTTGTAAGTGGTGGTTCTGTACTTATTGATAATGCAAGAATTGAAAATTTATCAGGAACTAAAATTGATGTTGATACATTAAATGTAAAACATTTTGCAAATGCATCTGCTGATATTATTAATCAGACTGGTGGAACTGTTCCATTAAGGGTAACAGCAGAAAACAGTCAATGGAATGGTACATATCCAGGATCTACAACTAATAGTGTTGAAGCTGTTTATATGAATACTACATTAAACAATGTTAGGAATGGTGCAGGTTATCAAGTTATATATAGTGCTGTATTAGGTGATGTAAGAAATGGAACTATAGAATATAGCTTTAATAATAGCACTTGGACAAGTTTAGGCTCTCCAATGAATGCTGATGCAGGAGTGTTTAGAAGTTACGTTTATGTATGGCAAGGTGTTTTAAGCGGTATGAGTTCTTCGCAAGAAACTGTATATTGGAGAGTTAATTGGAATAATAGTGGCTCTATATTTAACAGCACATATCAAGCAATGTATATAGATGTGGATAATACACAATAAGGTTTAAGGAATGAAATATAGTATATATAAAACTGAAACAGGATTAATACACTCACAGGGTAGTAGCAGCCATCTTACAAATTTATCAGATATATTACTTGAAAATGGAGAAAGTATAATTGAAGGACATTATGATAGAGCAACACAAAAAATAGTAGATGGTACTGTTACAGAATATGTTGCTGATTTTTTTCCATCAATAAGAAACAAAAGAAACGAATTACTAAAAGAATCAGACTGGACTCAAGTAAATGACTGTCCTTTATCTGATTCTAAAAAACAAGAATGGGCAACATATAGGCAGGAATTAAGAGACTTACCATCTTTACATCAGTCAGCTAATAATATTGCTGATGTGATATTTCCAAGTATCCCTGAATGATTTAAAATATATAAAATAGGATTTTATTATGGCACAACACGATTACAACATAGCAAACCAATCAGGTGCAGACTTTAGAGCAGATTTAAACAATGCTCTTTTAGCTATTGCAACTGTCAATAGTGGCTCAACAGAACCATCAACTACATTTGCTCATCAATTATGGGTAGATACATCTAGCAGTGTATTGAAGATAAGAAACGCTGCTGATAATGCTTGGATTACTACAGGTGTTAGTATTACTGCATCTAATACATTTACTGGCAATTTAACAGGAGATGTTACTGGTAACTTAACAGGTAATGTTACAGGTAATGTTACTGGAGACTTAACAGGTAATGCAGTATCTTCTGATACTCTAAGCACAGCAAGAACTATATCTTTATCAGGTGATGTGGTTGGATCAGTATCTTTTGATGGTAGTGCTAATGTTGATATAGATACAGTTGTGCAAATCAATTCAATAACATTAGGAACTGATACAACTGGTGATTATGTTGAATCTATGTCAGGTGGAACTGGCGTAACAGTAACAGGTGGAACTGGTGAAGGTTCTACTCCTAGTATTGCTATAGGACAAGCTGTAGCTGCTACTGATGATGTTACTTTTAATATCATTACAGCTACAGAAGAATTTATAGGTGATTTAGAAGGTGGTATAAGGTTTAATGCTAAAGCAGATGGTGCTTTAAGCAAGGGTGATGTAGTTTATATATCAGGCGTATCAGGTGATGTACCAACAGTTGCTCAAGCTAAAGCTGATGATGCTTCTAAAATGCCTGCATTTGGATTAGCTTTATCTGATGCTAATGATAATGCTGCATTACAAGTGGTTACTTTTGGTACTATTGAAGAATTAAATACTTCAAATGTATCAGAAGGGCAAATACTTTATGTATCTACAACAGCAGGTGCTTATACAACTACAGCTCCAACAGGTGAATCCAGTCAAATACAAAACATAGGTAAAGTAATTAGAAGTCATGCTGCCGCTGGTTCTATTAAAGTAGGTGGTGCTGGAAGAAGTAACGCTACTCCTAACTTAGATAATGGCAAAATATTTATAGGTAATGGTTCTAATCAATCAGTTACATCAACACTAGATACTTCTATAGTTGTTGAAAATACTAATCTTTACTATACAACTGCAAGAGCAAATACAGATTTCGATTCAAGATTAGCAACTAAAAATACAGATAATGTATCAGAAGGAACTACTAACCTTTATTACACAACATCAAGAACAAATACAGATTTTGATACTAGACTTGCAACTAAATCTACAAGTGATTTAGCAGAAGGCACTAACTTATATTACACATCAGCAAGATTTGATTCAGCTTTTACATCTAAAGATACAGATGATTTAAGTGAAGGGTCAACTAATTTATATTACACGCAGTCAAGATTTGATTCAGGTTTTGGTAATAAGACAACTGCTGATCTAACTGAAAACACAAATTTATACTATACAGATACAAGAGCAAATTCAGCTATTGATGCTAGAGTTACTAAAGCATTTGTTGATGCTCTTGGAATACAAGCTACTAGTGTTGCTGCTGATTCAGTTGCATTAGGAACTGATACTACAGGTAATTATGTTTCAACAATAACAGGAACTGCTAATAAGATTACAGTGTCAGGAAGTGGTAGTGAGTCTGCTGATATAACACTATCGCTACCTGATGATGTGCAAATTGCATCTGATCTAACAGTAGCAGGTAATTTAACAGTTAATGGAACTCTTACATCTCTTGATACAACAAATCTTGATATAGAAGATAACTTATTCCAGCTTAATGCAGGTCTTACAGGATCACCTGTAAATGACTCAGGTATGCTGATCAATAGAGGTACTGCTGATAATGGTATCTTTATGTGGGATGAATCTGTTGATAAGTTTACATTAGGATTAACAACAGCAGATGGTAGTGCTACAGGCAATATTACTCTTAATTCACTTGGTACTTTGGTTGCTAACATAGAAGGTAATGTTACTGGTGCAGTTACAGGAACTGTATCTAGTTTATCTAACCATGATACTGATGATTTAACTGAAGGCAGTAATCTTTACTATACGCAAGCAAGATTTGATTCTGCTTTAGCTGCTAAGTCTACAAGTGATTTATCAGAAGGAACTAATCTTTATTACACTGATGCTAGATTTGATACAAGACTAGCAAGCAAAGATACTGATGATGTATCTGAGGGAACAACCAACCTTTACTACACATCTACAAGATTTAATTCTGCTTTTAGTGGTAAATCTACATCTGATTTAGCTGAAGGCTCTAACCTTTATTACACTGATGCAAGAGTACAAGCTGTCTCTATTAATAATGTTGTAGAAGATACAACTCCACAATTAGGTGGGGATTTAGACTTAAATTCAAGTGATATAACAGGTACTGGTGATATTAATATTACAGGTACTATTACTTCTTCAGGAAACATAACAGGTACACTAGCTACAGCAGCTCAACCTAATATTACAAGTGTTGGTACGCTTACAGGGTTAACAACTTCAGGCGATATAAACTTTGGTGATAACGACAAAGCAGTTTTTGGAGCAGGTAGTGATTTAGAAATTTATCATAATGCTAACACTTCATTTATTACAGAAAGTGGTTCTTCTAATTTAAAAATTGGTGGTGAAAATTTATATTTACAAAACACAGCACATAATGAAAACTATTTAGCAGCTATCGCAAATGGTGCAGTCACACTTTACTACAATAACTCAGCAAAACTAGCCACAACCTCAACAGGTATAGACGTTACAGGTACAGCCACATTTAGTTCAGGTTTTACTTCTAATGCATCTTCAACAATTACTACAGCCGATAACCTTGAAACGCTTTCACTTATATCTACAGATACAGATGCAAATGTTGGTCCTGTTTTAGGTTTATATCGTAATAGTGCAAGTCCAGCAGATAATGACACCCTAGCAAGAGTGAGTTTCTTTGGTAACAATGATGCTGATGAAAAAATAACCTATGCTCAATTTGCTGCAACTTTAAAAGATGTGACTGATGGCACAGAAGATGCAAGTTTAAAAATCGGTGTTACGTCATCAGGTTCATTTAATAATAGATTAGATTTTCTTGCAACGGAAACAGTATTTAACGAAGATTCTAAGGACTTAGACTTCCGAGTTGAGTCTGATGTCAACAGCCATGCTCTATTTGTTCAAGGCTCAGATGGTTATGTTGGAATTGGAACTGATAATCCCAGTCAACCTTTAACAGTTTCAAAAGCTGGTGATTTGTATATACAAGTTAATAATTCGTCAGCAGGTTTTAATACATATATAGGAACATATACAAATGAGTCTCGTATTGTTTGTGATGATGCAAAACCTATAGCATTTTTTGTTAATGGCAGTAGAGTGGTAGATTTTGCTAATGGTGGCAATGTTGGAATTGGAACTGATAATCCTTCAACACTATTACATTTATCTGCTGCTAATGACCCAATTATAACTTTAACAGATACAGGCTTTGGAGCTTCTGCTGATATTACAGGCTCAAATGGTAATTTAAGATTAAACAGTCAAACAGCTACTATTTTTGATATGGCAGATAGTGAGGTTGCTAGATTTGATGCATCAGGCAACTTGTTAGTGGGTCAAACTACTGCAAGTAGTGGAACTGTTGGAACGAGTCTTCGTGCTGATGGTAGAACCTTCTTTTGTGCTGATGGTAATTATGCTGCACATTTTAATAGGAATACATCTGATGGAGCTATTGTTCATTTTGCAAAAGACGATTCAATAGTTGGAAGTATTGGTGCTAGTGGCGGTGATTTAATTGTCGGTACAGGTGATACTGGACTATATTTTTATGATGGTGCTGATACAGTTATTCCTTGGAACATTACATCAAATAGTGCTAGAAATGGAAGTATTGATTTAGGTGCTTCTTCTCATAGATTCAAAGACCTCTACCTTTCAGGTGGTGCTTATATAGGCGGTACAGGTTCAGCAAACCATCTTGACGATTATGAAGAAGGTACTTATATCCCAACTTGGACTACTGTTACTGGTAATCCAGCAAGTTATAGAAATGCTGATAATACTTCTAACACTTCAACAAATGGATTATCCTATGTAAAAATAGGCAGACAAGTAACAATTTCAGGTGCTGTATTTTTTAGTTCAGGTAATTCAATAAACAACCAAAGACCGTTTATGACTTTACCTTTTGCAGCAAAATTGTATTCTGTTAACGGAGTTATATCTTCTTATAAGACTGGAACCATTGAAGATGTGCATTATTTGAACTACTCAGGATCAACTTTAATCAACTTATTTAAATTAGATAGTTCAGGCAGTCATGTCGCTTTTGGTGGAAATGGTGCTATAGAACTTTATATAAATATTACATATCAAGCAGCATAACAATTTAACTAATATACCTAGTGGATTCTAGGTACGGACAAAAGGAGAAAATAGAATGGCAATAACAAAAGAAATAATAGAAGATAAAATAGAAGTTGTAGGAGACTACAAAGCTATTCAAGTAAGAACAGCTACAGTCATCAAAGAAGATGGTGTAGAGCTTTCAAGGTCTTTTCATAGACACGCATTAGAATGTGTAAGCTCTGTAAAAAATGATGACGATAGTTGGACTCATACAGATACAGA